CTTGACCAAGAGGCACTATTTTCCCATCTCTAATATAATTTTCCCAATTTGTTTTAAATTGTGATGGTGTTAATGTTTTTGCAAACTTCACTTCTTTTGATAGTGCGCTGTTGCCTAAAAACATTCCTAAACTTTTTAAGTCACAATCACTTACTTGAAGCCCTGCGATTGTCCCAGTATCGGCGCAAGCCGAAGTATATGTATCTAACATAATTTTTTATTAATTTTAATGGTTAAATCAATGTATTTTGCATCTAAATAATCTTGTGCTATGCTTTTATTTTGTTTTGTACTTTCTCTTGAAAAATCATTTTCTTGTTTGTTTAAGCTATTATTATCAAAGTTTACTCCGTAGTTGTCCGCATCTACAATGTTTTTAAAAACTCTTGTAGGCATATCTGACAAGTAGATGTTTTTTGAGCGTATTAATTTTGTTTTCAATATTTCAAATAAAGGATTTAATGTTTTGCTATAAACTAACTCAAATCTATCTTTATTCTTAAAGTATTGCTTTGTTTGATAGAATAATATAAATCTAACTCTAGCCATATATTGTGTGCCTATATCGTCATAGCTATCAATTACAAGCCATAATAAAGGGTATTTTTTTTGGCTATTTTTATCTTTATCTTTTATCCATTCTACAAGCGCTTTTTGTGTGCCAAAATCAATATTTACAGCTTTATCATTAAAAGATAAATCTGATAACTCATCACGTAATAACATTCCTATTGTAATCATATACCTAAACTATTTGAGTTGGAACTGTTACTAAATACTATACTGTCATTATATTCAAACGTGTCAATTACATACTGAACTAATGACTTTTGAATATTTTCAATATTAGTACCTAAATAATCAGTAAACCTTATGTTATTTATGTATACTACAGTAGGTGTTGTACAAATATTACCTTGATATAATCTTAAAAACTCATTCCATACATTTACTAACTTTTGATTAATATTTGTTGTAGAACTATTTTTGCTACTTATTATTAATTGGCTATTTTCATTTTTATAATAGTACCAAAAAACATAAAATAATAAAGGCTCTTTTGCAAATTCAGAAAATTCTTTCCATTCTTCTGGGGCATCTTCTTTAATCATTTTATCGTCATCTAAATATATTTTTAGAGTTTCAAACAAATCTTTACCAAGACAATATAAAAGCAACTGACTGGCGTATTTGTCAATGAAATACTGTAAATTGTTTTCATTTCCAAACTCTTCTAAAGTACTTGATACAAATACTTCTCCTTTAAAATCAGTTGCTTTTATTAACATAGCTTTTTTTTTATTATTTAGTTTCTTGTTTTTTTAGCTTTAAAATTCCTTTTGTTTCTAAAGCTTTCGCTGTGCTTAAAGGCATTTTTCTTTCAGTTCCTTTTGTATAGCTAGCGTGATCTTTTAAATAAACTACTTCTACCATATTAAGCTGTTTTAGTAATTGCATCTTTTATAGTTTCAATATCATCATATAAAAACGCTTGTTCGTCTAATTTTTTGACAAATGCGTGGAAACGGCTTTCTCCTAGAATTACAAATTGATTTTTAATGAAATCATCATTTACCCAACCAATTTTAACTGTGTAAGGAACATAATTAGTAGTATTATATTTGCTCATATCAGCTACAAATATTTTACCTGTTGGGATTGATTCATCAGGAATTATTGTAATACCTCCTATGTTTACTTGATTAAACAAAGAAGCGGTAGGGTATAAAGGTTCTCCGTTTAATGTTTTTGCAGAAATCATATTAATAAAGAAATCAACAGGATTTATCATTACTAAATTAGCCATGTATGGCATCTCATCTTCGTAATTATGAGTAGTTGCTATATCAGTAATACAAGCATTTACAATATCCATAAATGTTGGTTTTTCTACAGATAAAGCCAAATCTCCTGCTGAAAAAGCTCTACCATAAGTAGTAGCACCTTTTGGACTTGCATTATTTCCGTCGCCAAATAGAATACCTTTTGACTTTTTAAGATTGTGTTTTTTGAACAATAAATCCTCAGCCATACTTGTAAGACCTGCTACATCTGTTACAACTTCTTCTGATACTCTAATAAAAGCAGCTGCTTTTACAGGTTGAGCATATCTAGTTTCGTATGAAAAATCTATTTGCGGTTTAACTCCTCCTTCAGCTACAAAAGAATAATCTCCATCTTTTGGTTTAGTCTCAGTATATGGGTACGCAGATAGAGAAGTATTGACATTTGTTGTAAGAGGTAATATGCCAATTTCTCTTAAATTAATACTTGTTAATGGGGCTTGTTGTACTCCTGTAATTGCAGGGGCAGATACATTAGTACCGCTTGAAGTTGTAACATTTCCTACAGCTTTTAAAGTTATTTCTACAACACCATTAGTTTTGAAGGCTTTTTTAATATCCTCGTGTTTTTCTTCAATAGCTTTTCTCAATTGTTCCTGATACGATACACTTGTTTCTGTAGTCTTTTCAGCTAATTGATTAGAAATTTCACTAGCTAAAAATTCTTTTAATGTTTCTTTAGCTTTATCAATACTTTTTGTTACTTCTATAGAAACTTCTTGTTTCATAGTTTCTTTTCTGTAATTCTCTAAATCTGACTGATATTTTGTAATTTGCTCATCAGTCATTTCAGAAAGCTCTTTTTGTGTTTTTAATTCAAAAATCATTTTCTAATTTTTTAAAATATTATTACTTTTTTGTTTGGCTTACTAGCCTCTTTTTGAGTGTCTAATAACGGCTCATTGTTTAAAGTGTCTGATAACGGCTTTATTTTTTCTTCTTGATTTCTTGTAGTGTTATAGTTTCCTGTTACATGATTGCTACCTCTTATAACTAAACTAGCTTCTTGTTCATTGCTAGCTTCTAGTATAGCAAAGAAGTAAGGGATATAATCAAAATCTGATTTGTTTGCTATAGTATCAATATAGTTGTCATAGTTCTTTTTAAATTCAGCATCTTCTGGAGCATTTGAATCTATACAGAATAAAAATTTAATGTATTTCATTCTTACAGAGCCTTGAATAGCATCACCACTTTCTAACCAATCTTTTACAAGTTCATTCTTTACTTGATTTTTAGGTACTTTATACACTAAAGCCTCTGTGTTACCTGCATAACTATAACCAAGTGTAGCAAATGGAAGTTTTATCGTTAATATTTCTACATATTCTTTTCTAACTACTGTATTTAGTATTTCTAGCTCATGGTCTGTAACTAAATAGTTTTTGTATTGCTTCTCGTTTATTGTTTTTTTCCATAAACCATCAATATGAACATCATCATGACTATCTAGTATTTTAGTCGTATTCACAACTATATAATAGAAATTATCATCAATATTTAAAGATTTTTGCTGTTCATTATCAAACTTAGAAATGTCTAAAGGCCTACATATAACAGAAGCATTCTTATCACATGACTTTTGTACTGATTTTTTAGCATCAATAATTACATCTAAATTTTCTTTTAAAGCTAAAAACAGTTCTTCTTTTGTAGCAAATTCTTTGTTTGGTAAGTAATGCGACTTTATCATTTCAATACTTCTTTATTGTTTAATAATATTTCTTTTTTTTGCTCAAGTGCTTTTTTTACTTTTTCTGGTAAATCTTTATTTTTGAGCAACTCATTTATTTTTTTTATTTGTTCTTGCATTATTCGCTAATTATTAATGTTGCTTTTTCTTTTAATATTTTTTCATCAACTCCCAACTCTTTAGCTGTTTTCAAATTATTTAATTCTTTTTCTTTATTAGCTATTTTATCTGCTTGGAACACCTCATTAAAAGGTAAATGATTAAAAGAACCTCTCAAATCCTCTTGCTCAAATAATACTTCATACATATCAGTTAGTTGTTGAACTTTTGGCATTAAGGTATAATCTATGAAAGATCCAAAACCCTTCTCCTTGTTTTCGTAAGTAGATTTTTTACCACTTATCCCTAATACATCTGTATCTATTCCATACATATTAGCAATAACTGTTAAATCTGATAAATAAGCCTCATCTAAACCTAATTGTTTTAGATTGCTGACTAAATGGGTTAATTCAACTTTACTCTTAGTTGCGTGAATCTTTCTTTTCCCTAATAATCCTTGTTCAATACTATTCTTTTCTTCTTCGCTCATACCTATAGAAGTAGTATCACTTGGGTTATGTTGTCCAGCAACT